ACTGTTCCCTGAGTTACTGTTCCCTGAGTTACTGTGCCCTGAGTTACTGTCCCCTGAGTTACTGTACCCTGAGTTCCTGTGCCCTGAGTTTCTGTACCCTGAGTTCCTGTACCCTGAGTTACCACTGCCCGTATTAGCCAATACAAGCATATCGTTCCATGACACCTCTTTTAATATTTTAATTTTCTGAGAGCATTGTTTATCATCATCCAACCCTAAAACTATACCAGATAATTTCACTTCTGCAACTTTGTTTTTAGGATCAAAAGAATAATAACTAAAACAGTCCTGTACTTTTTTACAGGCATGAAAACCAGCCTCACACATTACAGGTTCTTCTTTTATAGAATAGGATTTACCAACTTCATATTGAAACCCTCGACAAGTCCAATCTGAATTAAATACTTTGTACGCTTTTACTTTTTTCATGTCTTTTTTATTTGCAAGTTAAAATGAATATCTGACAATATACATGACTTTTGTCATAGTTTTAAAATTCGCACTTATCAATATCTCCTATCTTTGTCAATGCTATATTATGCTGCAAAAAGAAACTGCCGGTAATACCGTTCCTATTTTTAGCAATTACAATCTCCATTTTATCAGATGCGTCCTGTTCTAAATTGTCAATATAAACCGTTGCATCACCGTACTTTGAAGCCCGGTAAATAAACCAGACTACATCAGCATCTTGCTCTATAGCTCCTGACTCACGTAAATCTGATAGCATTGGCCTTTTATCTGATCTGCTTTCAAGTCCCCTGTTAAGTTGGGATAATCCTATCACCGGGATTCCGAAGTCTTTAGCCATAGCCTTTAATCCCCTGGATATTGAACTAACCTCCTGCTCTCTTGATTTACCGTCACCTGTCATCAACTGAAGATAATCAACTATAACCATTTTAACACCTTGCTGAAGCATCAACCGCCTTGTTTTGGCTCTTAGTTCGATAAGTGAAATACTCGAAGTATCATCAATGAATATCGGTAGTTCTGACAGTTGTTCAGTTTGTTTTAGTAAGTCTTCAATATTACAATTACCCTCAATCAATTCTACATTGGTCTTATCTGAAACACCTGATATACTCCTTTGTGCTAGTGACTCCCCTGACATTTCAAGCGAGAACATAGCAACCGGAGTGCCTAATGATGCGGCATTGATAGCGACCTGTAAAGCTACCGCAGACTTACCCATTGAAGGCCTGGCAGCTATTATGATTAATTCTTCTTCTTTGAATCCGCCTGTCTTACGGTCGATAGTCATAAACCCGGAAGGTAAACCGATTAGTTTTATTTCATGGTTTATAATCTTCTGAATCTTATCAATGACAATATCAACTAACTTACCTAATTTAGAGGCTTCTTTTCTTTGGGTCATTCCTGAGATACTTAATAGCTCCGATTCAGCATACTCAAATAATTCAGCTACATCATAACTATCATCAAAGGCTCTAGTTTGTAGCTCAGTTGAAATACGTATAAGCTCTCTTTGTATGTATTTCTGCTTCACAATTAAAGAATAATGAGCCACATTTGCAGTACTTACTATTTTTGTAGTTAATTCAGTAACATACATAATTCCACCAACCGCATCAAGTTCTAAATTACTCCTTAAGTCTTCAGTTGCGAGCCATAAATCACATGAGCCAGTTTTCTTAAATACATTGTAACATGAAGTATAAATCTTCTGGTGTGCCTCCCTATAAAACATCTCAGGCTTAATGATCTCTACTACATCATTCATAGCATCAGCACTATTTAGGATGGTTCCTAATACAAGCTCCTCCATGTCGATAGCTTGGGGCGGTATTTTACCGAAGTCTGTCATATCATATCCTCCGCCCGCTGAGTTGGTTTATGTATAGGATTGTATTTACCTTCTTTTTTTGCCTTATCAATAACCCAACTAAGAATAGCTCTATAATCATCTTTGTATTTTTTACCGTTAGATCCTTTGTAATTATCAAGTATGTCTATAAATATTTTTGTATTCTTAATGCCATTATTTGAAATAAGTTTACTGTATTCTATTTCTTTCATTGAAACAAAATCTGCGTATTTTACTTTCTTCTTTTCATTATCTATTACACTATCATTATCTATATCATTATCACTATCGGGTTTGTCTGGGTTGTTTGGGTTATTATTTAACCCAGTGGGTTTTTTGGGTTTTGTCTTTGGTCTGCCTCCTTTTACTCCGTTGTCTATGTTTCTCTGACATATAGACTCATATCTTTTCAAGTCTCTTTTAAGGGATTGTTTTATGGGTTCAAAGGCTATCTCCAAAACAAAATCATTTAACCCTGGGTTTTCATCATTTACATATCCTAATATATGTTTAAATAATATGCCAGCCTGTTTGTCATCTAATTTTTTAACAGTATGCCATACATCAACATATAAAAGAAATGATTTTTTGTTTTCAGCCATGATGAATAAATAAAATAAGCCCGTTCAAACGCATGGCTAACCCGTGACACACGGCATCCGATCTACTAAGGCTTACTAATTTTTTGATTTGTGTCATAATGATATTGCTAGCTTTTACAAATATATAACTTTTTTTGATAATATGAAATTATTTGAAGTTTATTTTAACTTATTAAACACACGACGCACAATATAACCCCGGCAAATACTCGCAATTGTGAAAACTAATGTTATTATCACGTTCTGAGATAACCGGACCTCAATATCTAAGATAGGGTAAATGAGTAGCTGAATACCGAAGCTAACAAGTAACCCGGCTATTGTGTTTGTTATTGATTCGATTAAGGATAGTCGTTTATTTTGCATCAAAATCAATATTTTGTTGAACATTAATCAGGTGTTTCAATTCTTGTAAGTTCTTAATACCCTGCTTAAAATAGGTACTTTTAAGCTCTATTCCGATAGCTTTACGACCGAGCCTAACAGCACTATAAACTTCAGACATAACACCAGCAAACGGAGTTAAAACCGTTTCAGTGGGATTAGAATATAACTCAACTATCCTATCAATTACATCTAACTGCAATGGATGTACGTGTTTTTCATCATCTTCATCTTTTGACTCTTTATATTTTAACACTTCATCAATCCTAATGTCATCCCAAACAGATGAAGCATATCTTTGCCAGGTAACATGAGATAATTTATTACCTCTCGGATCTCCTTTAAATCCTTTCCACTTCTTTAAAAAATCTTCATAGGGTCCGTAAGTCTCTATGTGAGCAGGAAGGAACGGAGTGGCTCCGGCATAGTGAGTAATTCCATAAGGATGAACCACCGGAACTTCATTAATACCTTTCTTCTTAAATATAAGCACATAGTCAGGCATTGCAGTAAAACACTCTGTTGAATCTTCTACGATCAACTTGTGCATCAATGATCGTACCATAGTACGCATCCTTACCTTTAACGGTTCCTTCCATATAGTAATCCTATTCCTATAAACAAAATCATACTTTTCATGTATCAAAACTACCTCATGAGGAAAGTCCCATAGATGACCAGACTTACTGTTCATTATTTCAGTAACATGAACCGCTGTTATTCGTCCCGGCTTTGTCACTCTTGAAATTTCTTTTATTAGATATTCATATTGTTCCATGAATTGTTCCTTAGTCTCACAGTTTGAAAAGTCATTCTCTGAACTGGAATAATTATACAACCCCGCAAAGGGTGGAGAATAAACAGATAGATCAATACTATTATCTGGAATATTTGGCATTACAAACATACAATCACTTTCATAAATCGCATATTCATCTTCAATAATTTGGTTTTTTACACTCATGAGTTTATAAATTTAGGTAGGTTTATTTTATTATTAAATTCTGGTTTCTTAACCGTATAACTGGAATTTATTGAACTGTTTAATTTATTAAATAATTCATTTGCCTTATCTGTTTTAGCAAGCAAAGAATCTAATACCCTCTTTTGTCCGTCTGAATAAACAATATCACAGGTAACTTTATACTTTTGCCCGAACCTCCAAAACCTTCTTATGGCTTGGTAGTATTGTTCATAACTGAATGTCGGGAAAAATACAGTATGATTACAGTGTTGCCAGTTCAACCCAAACCCGGTCATCTTTGCCTTAGTGATTAGTTTCTTTATCTCACCGGAAGCAAAGGCCAAAAGCAACTCTTCTTTTTTATCAATATTCATAGACCCTTTAATCTGGTAAGCGTTTTTATCCATGCTTTGCAATAAATCCCCTTCATCATTTAGGTTGCACCAATAAACAGAAGTATCATAATTATTAGCTAAATCAATAGCCTTTTGACATCGGTCTTCTATAGTTAATCTTTGTTCAACTCTTACCTCTGTCAGTCTTCTGGCAATGTCATTAAATAGCTTTATCTGACCATTAACAACCATATTCTTTTTATTTTTTACAGAATGAAAGTTTTTAATAAGTTCAGGTAATAAAAAGCGGTCATCATTAAACCCCAGGTCGGAAGGTTTACGCATTGAAATTGACCAGGAACTAACCCATTTAAAGAAGTCTTCTTTTGCGTGTCCTTTTAATATCCATTTGGTTCCGATATTCTGAGGCTTAATGGTATCTTCATTATTAGTAAAGAACTTAGTAAGCATATCAGTATGCCCCATATAACCAAGAGCCTCAGAGCTGGTTCCTAATTCGATAAAGTCATTGGGTGACGGTGTAGCTGTAAATAAATACCTATATTTTACACGCTTTAAAAACCTAGTTACCTGATCTTTTATTGCACCGTCAAAGTTTTTTAAAATAGAACTTTCATCAAGTATAACACATTCAAAATCATTGTAATCAAATTTATCCAAACGCTCATAATTACATAAGACAATTTTAGTATTATACTTACCGTCCTTTGAATACATTATGTCATCAATGCCAAACTTTTCAGCTTCCTTTAAATGTTGAAACGCAACCGCCAATGGAGTAATTATAAGAACTGGCTTATTAGTTGCGTGTATGTAGTTTCGTGCGACTGTTAATTCAATAATAGTTTTACCAAGCCCGGTATCTAAAAATACCGCTTCCCTTCCTTTTTTAATCGCATGGTCAGTAACATACTTTTGGAAGTCAAACATTTTATCTGGCATAAAATCATAATCAATGCCGTAGTTTATTGAAGTGTGTCGCTTGGTTTGTAAAAAATCATTATATTCCATAGGGTTTTTATTTGCAATATAGGTTTATTAGATTAATTAAAACATGATAAAAGTCATGTTATTTTAAAAATGATTGTCTCTGACCTTATAATTATGTCAGGTCTTTTAATTTCTGAGTGTATAGTTTGATGATCTCCTGGACTTCAGTTCTGGTAAATTTATAGCCGTTACGTTTATATAATCCGGCCTGAAGCTGTAAGTTATTAAACTTATCAGGTCCAATTTTATCAACCAAATTATCCCTGTACTCAATCAGATTACCGTGCAAGTGCTTATTGCATTCTATGCACTGACCATGACAGTTATTTTCAAAGTATCTTAAACCATCATAATGACCTACATTATAAAAGTGTCCTGCATTCATCTGATCAATAGCCTTATATTTACTGCATGATACACACTTGAAATAAGTAGTCTCAGAATCTCTTAGCCTAATATATTTATTAAAAACAAGTTGCGCCCTTGCTTTAAGTTTTGGTAGTGTTACTTTTTTCATAATTTCACCATAAATTTTTTATACTCCTCTTCTGCTATACTTAATGTAATAAAAGAACCTATATAATTTGATTTTTTATTTAACTGGAATCTAGCAACAAAACGATTGTTTTTTAAAGTTATTCCAATAGGAAGTTTCTTGCCTTTAAATT